GAGGGCTTGACCGACGAGGACGCGGTCCCTGATGTTCCTGATGAGCCAGTCACTGTATTGGGCGACGTCTGGAAGCTCGGCAAGCACCGGCTGATGTGCGGGGATAGCACCAGCATTGACGCGGTGGACAAGCTGATGGATGGGCAGAAGGCGCAGGCCGTAGTCACTGATCCGCCTTATAATCAAGAAACTGAAGGCGGCTTTCGGGGCAGCATCGGCAAGTCTTTGAAAAAACAATCCGCTGATATTGAAAGTATGTGCAACTTTCAAGTGGAGCCGTTTTTGCAGATTCTTCCGGCTGTTCACGAAAAGGGGAAAATGAACGCTACTGTTTTTTGCAATAAAGATTTGGTCCCAGATTACCTTTCGTGGGCAAGGAATTGCAATTATTCTTTCAATATCTTGGTCTGGAAAAAACCGTCAGCCATCCCTTTAGGCGGGAGCTACCTACCGGATGTGGAGTATTGCCTTGTTTTTCGAAAGTCTGGAATATTCAACACGAAGGTTGAAGGCGTTAGCTACTCAAAAGTGCTAACGCACGGTAGGGAGACTGGCCTCCACCCGACGATGAAGCCGGTCGAATTGTTGGCAAACCAGATTTTGATAGTATCGCACGCAGCGGAGGTTGTCCTCGACCTATTCGGCGGCAGCGGCTCAACCCTGATTGCCTGTGAAAAGACTGCCCGCGACTGCCGCATGATGGAACTCGACCCAAAATATTGCGACGTCATCATAACGCGCTGGCAGAACTTCACCGGCCAACAAGCAGTTCATGGCGAAACAGGCGCTGCGTTTAATGATATTAAGAATCCTTTATATGCCGAGCAAGAGGCGACATAATGGGAGCGCGAGGACCAAAGCCCTGGAAGGCATCCGAAGAGACCATCGCCATGCTCAAGTTATGGGCTGGTTGTGGATCCACGCAGGAACAGTGCGCTACCATGCTCGGCATCTCGATTGACACTCTCAAACGCGATCAAGCCGCTAAGACAGCGTTCGAGGTGGGCAAGGCTGAGGCTATAGCGAAGATTGGTGGAGGTGTTGCAAAGCGGGCTATGGCGGGTAGCACCAGCGATGCGATATTTTACCTCAAAACGCAGGCTGGCTGGAAAGAGGTTAATGCGCATGAACACACAGGCCGAGACGGCGCACCCATCGAGACTGCCGACAAAACAGACCCGAAAATTATTGAGCGATCTCTGGGAAGAATTGACGCTCTTGTCAGAGCACTCACCGGAACAGGCAATTCCCCAGCAGCAAAGGCTGTTGAAGAGTAACCTTTGGTGTCTACTGACATTCGGCTGCGGACGGGCTGATTGCAACAACGATTGGGTTTATGAGCGGTGCCAGGAAGTGCAGGACGATCCTGATGGCCGCCTGGACCTATGGGCGCGTGAGCATTACAAGAGTACCGTGATTACGTTTGCGAAGACAATACAGGACATATTGAACAATCCCGAGATAACTGTCGGCATATTCTCGCATACGAGGCCAATCGCCAAAGGGTTCCTGCGGCAGATCAAGCAGGAATTTGAAACCAACGAATTATTGAAAGAGATATTCCCGGACATTTTATGGGCAAACCCGCGCAAGGAATCGCCCAAATGGTCAGAGGATGAGGGGATCGTTGTTAAGCGCAAGTCTAACCCAAAGGAATCCACGGTTGAGGCGTCGGGCGTAGTTGATGGCCAACCAACATCAAAGCACTTTAGCCTGCTGGTTTATGATGACGTTGTAACCAAGGAATCTGTATCGACACCTGAAATGATGGCGAAAACCACGGACTCGCTGGCGCTGTCCTATAATTTGGGGTCGCACGGCGGCAAGCGCCGGTTCATTGGCACCAGGTACCATTACAACGATACGTATAAAACATTGATCGAGCGTGAGACGGCAAAGCCAAGGATATACGCTGCAACGGAGGATGGCACTGTAGGCGGCATCCCAAGGTTTCTAACGCGGGAATCGCTGGCTGAAAAGCGCAAAGATCAAGGCCCGTATGTTTTCGGATGCCAGATGTTGCAAGACCCCAAAGCGGACGAAACGCAGGGATTTAAGGCTGAGTGGCTAAAATACGCTCGGCCCAGCGAGGCCAGCCTGAACATTGCGATTGTTATAGACCCGGCTAGTTCGAAAAAGAAAGCCAGCGATTACACGGCTGGATGGGTTTTGGGACTTGGTGGCGACAAGAATATTTATGTGCTGGACATGGTGCGAGACAGACTAAGCCTGACACAGCGCGCCGATCTGGTGTTTAATTGGCACCGCCGGTGGCAGCCCATGGCTATCGGCTATGAGCGATACGGCATGATGGCTGACATTGAACATATAAATGACAGGCAGGACCGGGAAAATTACAGGTTCCCGATTATTGAGTTAGGCGGGCAAATGCCAAAGGTTGACCGCATACGGCGGCTGATCCCAAGGTTTGAAAGCGGGAGGATATTCCTGCCGCCTGATTTATACAAAACGAATTACGAGGGCGTCGAGGTTGATCTAATCTCTGCATTCAAAAACGAAGAATATTTAGCTTTTCCGGTTTCCAGCCATGACGATATGCTGGACGCACTAGCCAGAGTTTTAGATGACAATATGCCGCTGCATTATCCAGATCCGTTAAACGATCATTGGGAAGATTACAGTGATATGACTGGCCGCAATAGCACCACGGGGTATTGAGTATGGAATATGGAATGCTTGATAGTCCCGTTACTGAAGAGCAGAATATCGAAGAGCAGGCGCTCAACATATTGGCGATTGCCGAATATGATGGCGATATCAGCGAATTTCTTGACGACACCGCGATAGCAAAAATTGAAAACAGCGTGTGCGAGTCATACGAACGGGACAAGCGCAGCCGTTCCGACTGGGAAGTCGTCGCGATAAAAGCACTAAAGGACATGGCTCAAAGCCACGGCGGCAGTTCAAAGGATTATCCATGGGAGGGGGCGAGTAACGTTCATTACCCATTGCTGCCATATGCGGCGATGCAGTTTAACGCGCGCGCTTATCCAGCTATTGTCAAGGGCGATGAGGCTGTATCGGTCAAGGTGGTTGGCGCTGACAAGGGAATGCCGCTGATAGGCCCTGACGGCAAGCCTGTGCAGCTTTTTCAGGGGATGGTTGTTGTGCCCACGTCAGAGGGGATGCTTGTCAACACGCCTGAAGGCCCGCAACCGTTGCCTGAAGGCGCGCAGACCGATACAGCCTGGCAACGTGAGCCAGGTGCAAAGACCCGCCGCGCCGGACGTGTCAAAGATTATATGAACACGGTTTTATTTTACCGGATGGATAATTGGGAAGGCGAGACCGACGCGATGCTTTTCCAGCTTGCTGCCATTGGCTGCGAGTTCCGCAAAGTCTGGTTTGACGGCACCAAACATTGCAGCGCATTTGTCCCTGCCATGAAGTTGGTTGTAAACAATGAGGCCAAATCGCTTAAGTCTGCGCCGCAAGTCACAGAAGAAATTGACGGCGTATTCCCGTTCCAGATAGCCCGCGAAATGGCGACGGGTAAATATCGGACGGTTGAATATGCCGAGGATGACCATGAGCCGCGAATGTTGCTTGAACAGCAGTGCTATATGGATCTGGACGAAGACGGGATTGATGAACCGTATATTGTGACGATTGACTATAAAGACAAAAAGCTGCTGCGGATTATTCCGAACTTTGGGCCTGCCGACATCAATCATGACGGCGAGCGGATTCAGTTTATCGATAAGGCGGAATACTACGTCAAGTATGAGTTTCTGCCGCACCCAGAAGGCAAGTTTTACAATATTGGCCTAGCCCATTTGCTGGATCAGTACGGTGAGGTAATAAACACGATCATCAATCAGATGCTCGACGCAAACCATGCTGCAACGGCGGGCGGCGGGTTTGTTGGATCGGGGTTGCGAATACAGGGTCAGGGTCAAAGTTCATCGATTCGGTTCAGGCCCGGCGAATATAAAACGGTCGGGGTTAGTGGTTCCGAGTTGCGCAGCGGCATTTACGAACGGACATTCCCGCAAACGTCGCCAACTATGTTCAATTTGCTGGATCTGATTTTAGGCGCGGCCAAAGATATTGCATCGATCAAAGATGTTTTGTCCGGTGACGCGTCAAATCAGGGTCAGGTCGGCACCACGCTGGCGATGATTGAGCAAGGTCTGCAAGTGTTTACGGCGATTTACAAGCGCGTTTATCGCGGGATGAAGTCCGAGTTTACGTTGTTGTTTCAGAATATCGCAAAGCACGGTAATGAGGAAACGGCCAAAGAATATTCCGAACTGCTGGACGACCCGCAGGCTGACTTTGAAACGGACTTTAATCAGTCGGATATGGATATCAGGCCTGTGTCTGACCCGTCTAGCGTCACCAAAATGCAGCAGATGGCACGTGCACAGTTTTTGCTTTCGACAATGGAACAGGCCCAGGCGGTTGGCGGAGACCCAAAAGAGATATTGCGCCGGGTTTATGAGGCTGCCGACATTGAGGATATTGAAAAGATTTTGCCGGAATCGCAGCCTAACCCAATGCAGGAAAAGGCTACGGAGCTAGAATTTGC